GTATAGAACAACAGGGTCGCGTCAAAGGTCCGCAATCAAAATTAATCTGTCCTCATTGCAATAAGTCGGGCGGCAAGGGTATTATGAAAAGATGGCACTTTGATAACTGTAAGCACAAGGAGTTCGATCTTGCGTGATATAAAAGTCCTACACCTGGAGCCCACAGATGTATGCCAAGCAGCATGCCCTTTGTGTGCAAGAGAAACTGACAAAAATTTTCGTAAAGATCGTCAGCACCATCTTGACATGTACAAACTAATGCAAGCGTTTGATGCTGATAAAATTGCCAAATTAGACAAAATGTTCATGTGCGGCAACTATGGAGATCCTGCTGCTGGCAAGTACACACTGAACATCTATCGTGAATTTAGAAAACTCAACAAAAAAATTGTGCTAGGCATGAATACCAATGGAGGATTGCAAAATGCTCTATGGTGGAATGAGTTAGGACGTATATTTCATCAACCTCAAGACTATGTTGTATTCAGCATAGATGGGCTCGAAGGCACCAACCATGTTTACAGAAAAAATGTTACCTGGTTGCGAATAATGCAAAACGCACAGTCTTTTATACAAGCAGGAGGATCTGCACACTGGGACATGTTGGTGTACCGGCATAATCAACATCAAGTTGATGAGTGTAAACAACTTGCTCAATCTATGGGATTTAAATGGTTTCGTGCTAAAGTTAGTAAACGTGGATTTACAAACAAATTAGAACAACCAATTGGATGGGGTATTCCGTCTATGGTATCCACCACAATTGATTGTCATGCAAACTTAAATCACACAGGCAAAAATTAAACAATCACTAGCAAAAGAGATAACTATAGTACCCAAGGAAAACATCGTTTGCACATATGACATGGCTATATCAAAACACCCCAGTGGAGACATTACCAGAAACATGTGCGGGATTCGTTTGTGATTAGATAAATAGTTTAAAGAGAATTCCAATGAACTATTATGTTTACGCTTATTTAAGAAAAGACAGAACGCCATACTATATAGGAAAAGGAACTAAACGTCGATTGTTGTCCAAGGATCATAAAGTCAAAGTTCCAGAGTCAAACAGAATAATAATTCTAAAAACTAATCTAACCGAAGATGAAGCATTTTCACTAGAACGCAAACTAATTGCCGAGTATGGACGTAAAGATTTAGGCACAGGGATTTTACGAAATATGACAGATGGTGGTGAGGGTGTATCTTCTAATACTATGCTAGGAAATACTAACGCTCGGGGAAACAAGGGAAAGCCAAAATCTGTAGAACATAAACAAAAAATATCAGAGGCCAACAGGGGTAAAAAGAAGTCAACTGATCACAGACAAAAACAATCTGCCGCAATGATTGGCAGAACACAAAATCCTGATGTTGTTGCAAAAAGAACAAGTGCTACTATTGGTAATAAATGGTGGAGTAAGGACCAGATTTCCAAGAAAAGTAGAGAATGTCCTGGAGAAGGATGGATACTTGGCCGATCTTCTATTAGAAAGATTGTTCAATGAATTGGTATTACCAAGAGATAGAAGTGGTCAACTTACCCGAAGATATTATTGGTTATGTATATTGCATAACAAATTTAACAAATAATAGAAAATATATAGGCAAAAAGTTAGCAAAGTTTAGCAAAACAACATACAAGACAGTCACACAAAAAAACGGCACAAAAAAGAAAAAAAAGATTCGCACCAAGATAGACAGTGACTGGGAAGATTATTACGGTAGCTCACCAGAACTCTCCAAGGATGTTGAATCACAAGGCAAAGACAATTTTAAAAGAGAAATACTTTACTATTGTAAATCAAAATCAGAATGTTCGTACATTGAAGCAAAACTTCAATTTGAACATAAAGTGCTAGAATCTGATGACTATTATAACGGGCAGATAGTTTGCCGTATACATGGTAGTCATATTAAAAACAAAATTTAACAGGCAACTAAACGACTCTGTGTTGAGTGTTTGACTCAACCCCATTGAGGAACGGTGCAATACCCGGTCTGGACTTGGGCGTCAAAGGCAATTGCTAACTTAAGGCAACAAATGGTTGGGGCTCTGTGAAACAGATACAACCCCTGCTCATAGGACTTGGATTTATTATCGGGTCACTAGGGTTCCGTTGATATGTGAAGCTAGAGTAAGGGGTACCGGTCAACCGCCTCTGCGTTGGAAACAACAATCTCTTTATAATAAATGACTGCTGTCACTCAGATGATGCATCAATTCACCGTGCATACGGTGAATTATGACCACAGTATCTAGATGATACTAATTCAAGCAAACAAAGAAAACAAAAATACATTGATGAGCGACAGCGATATCAATAGACTTGCGTAGCAAGTCTCTAAACAGATGACTCACGTAATGCTTTATATTTTGCAATACGTGCTTGTGAAATTGCTTTCTTGTGCGCTTCTGATTTTGGTTTACGCATTTTTTGTTTTGTTTCTTCTGACTTAGTAATACCTTTATTTCTACCTGCTAATGACTTAGATAAGTTCTCTTTATGTGCGTCTGACTTTGCACCAGTAGATTTACCTTTTAGTGCTTGGGATAGTTTAAAAGCTATGGCCTCTTTTTCTTCTGGTGTTTTTTCCTTACGATTAAGCTGTGCTTTCTGCATTCGTTCTTTTTGTGCAGGTGTGCGTTTTTTACCTGTACACGATGTACGCCGCTTCTCGATGGTTTCTTGAGAACTTACTCTGCCACGTCCGGCTGCTGAAATCTTTGCTTTGTGATCCTCGGTGAGTGTACGTCCAGTTAATCTTTTTGAATGCATCTGACCAAATTGTTTTTTGATCATTTCATAAAGTCTTGAATTTGGTATAAAACGCTCTTGATAATCTCTTGATACTTGTGACATCATGTTAGCAGCATATAACATTTTATGTCTGTGTACACCTGTAGTGAATTTGGTCAATAACACATGACAAATAAAATGTTCTCTAGCAGTAAGTGTGACTATATTTTCTATTAGGTCACTACCACTTAGACTACGTGGTAGGATGTGATGATTTTCTGAATATGTGGATGTTAATGATCTTGATTGTGCTTTTTTAATAATAGCATCATACCATTTTTTGTACTTGTTTTGAATAAACATACTTGTCTCTTGTTATGTTTATTTATACTAACAAATGCACATTTCCGTTTTACTAAAAAAATGGCAATCCACTTTTTTTGGTGGTCTCCAAGTTGTCTTTGATCAAGTTGTTTATGATCTCACGTTCTTGAACACCCAATGCCATGGCTTGATCATAGGTTAGTCCGCCTCGCATGAACCAACTCATCTTGATAGCCTCCTGGCGTATGTTTTGACAATCTTTGTCCATGTTTTCGATCAGCTTATCGATCTCTTCTGGACTAGAGGTCAGGAGGCGTTGGCGAAAAAACTTGATAGATCCAAAGTGAACGGTTGTGAATACTGGTGACTACATTCCTTACATGTTAGTGCTAATGGCTGTATATCACTTTGTTGTTTGATTGCAATCACATGATCTCTCAGCTGGTTGAATATTTTGCTATCACAATTGCGTAGATAGTCAATGATAAATTCAGTTTCGGTCACCATTGCTTGTGGAGTTTTGATAGCAGCAACACTTTGAGCAATGGTTCTCAATGTGGTTTCATTGATCAAAATCATGCTGCGATTTAACTGTTCCAGTTTGGTTTTTTCATCTACATCACTTTCAAGCACACGCATGGCTTGTTGTTGCTCCATCTGCATTTGATTGTTGTCATTAACAAACTTGTATGGAATAGGGCGGAACCAAAATTCCAAATTACCTATGGAGAGTGACTTTTCATAATCACCTATTTTCAATGTGTCATTGACCACACGTAGATCAACGCTGATTGACTCATCAGTATTGCATGCAGGGCAGGTTACGTCGAGATCCATAGCATGCCCGTAACTGGCAATACGGATACCCACTAGTGCAGCATCAACGTCTGAAGCTGGCATGGCCCATGGATCTCTAATGCCCGGGATACAGCTCTTGATAACATTCACTGTGGCCGTGCCGTTGAACAGTGCATCTGGAGTTCTGTAAGTGATTTCGTCTACGCTAGTCATGGGCAGAACTGCTAATTCACCGTTGGCTGGCATGTTTAGTGTGCCCGGCGGATAGAATTTACCGCCTGAGGGCAGTCGAATATAGATGGCAGGTTGACGGAAATATTGTGTCAGGGGGTTGTTTGGTAGCATGATTTTCCTCGCTAAATATAATTATGATCAAATCGATACACGATAAAATTACAAGGACCTAACATGTCAGAAGCAGCAGAATTAGCAGCAGTAAAAGAAGAACTAGCTGGCCTAAAAGAGGCCTTGGGTAAAGCTGCTGGGCAAACAAGTAGTTTTGGCCAGGCTTTTTCACAAGCTGGCAGACAAATTTCATCAGGAGTTACTGGATTTGCCACGGCCATGGCTGATGGCAAGCAAGGTGCTAGTGCATTCAACGGTGCAATTAATTCCACCAGTGGTGCCTTAGGCACAATGTTAAAAGAAGCAGGCCTATTAGGTACAGCATTTAGTAAAGTTACTGATTTTGCCGCAGCATACATCATTAGAGCAAATCAGCAAGGCGATGCACTGTTCAAGAGTTTTCAAGATCTCAGTAGAGTAGGCGGTGCCAGTGCCGAAGGTATGGATGCTGTGTCTAGCAACATGCAGAAGTTTGGACTAACTGTAGAGGCTCAACTGCCAGAGTTCACTGCAATGCTCATTAAAAATAGTGAAGCATTGGCACAGTTAGGAGGCACAGTTAATCAAGGTATCAAAACATTTGCAAATGTTGCTGCTGGAATACAACAGACTGGTCTTCAGGCTGAATTTGAACGCATGGGTCTAAAAACCAAAGATATCAATGACGGCACAGTAAGTTATCTTAGAATACAGGCAATGAATGCTGCTAATTCTGCTAAATCCACAGCAGAACTCACTGCCGGCGCAGCTGAGTATATTAGGCAGCAAGATAGACTCAGCAGACTCACAGGTAAATCAGCAGATGTACTGGCCAAAGAGCAAGAAGATCGCATGAAAGATCAAAGATTTCGAGCATACACAAGAGAACAAGACCAGAAACAAGCTGATCTAAGAGCTACCGGAACAGCAGAAGGTATCGCACAAGCTGATGCAATGGCAGCGCAACAGCAAGAAACTACAGCACTATTAGGAAATCTCCAAGGAGACATGAAAAAAGCTGCACAAGATATGATTAGTGGCGGCACCGTTGCTGGAAGTAAAGAAGCTCAACAGATGTTCAAGCTCATGCCAGAACTGTCTCAGAAACTAATGAGTGGAAGTTTTAAAGCAACTGAAGACTTACAAAAAGGCGCACAGGAAGCTAGAACACAACTGAATCAATTTGGCGGGTTAGCCAAAGTTAGTGGATTTGATCAAGTGTTTGGTAAATTTTATGAATATGCAGATTTTGAAGCAAAACAACTGGCTTTGAAAAAAACTGGAGTTGACACACCCAAACAAGATGCAACAGAATTAAGAGAAGGCAAGAATAAAGATATTAACAATCAAGTAGCATTGCGACAAACACAAACAGCAACTACCATGGCCCTGGACAATCTAGTGAAAAACGGTATAGGACCTGTGACTGCTGGCATGTTAAAATTGGCTACAGGTATTGAAGCAGTAATCACAACTATACCAAAAAAATACATAGGTGAAAAAACATCAACCAGTGCTAGACCAGGTGAATCAGGTTCAGGACGTGGAGTAAATGCTCCTGCCACAGCTGGATACGGAACAAATTTCAAACCAGAAGATTTTGGAAATTTTCTCAATGAAACTGTTTCTAACGCATATGGAGCATTGGCAGGCCCTTCAGCAACTAGAGCACCTACCACTGGGAGACAAGCATATGAAGGCTTGACCAGTAATGCATCAAGATTTGCTGATGTCACTCGTACACCAGCTGGTAGTACCACTGGAAGACAAGCATATGAAGGCTTGACTGGTAATGCACCAAGATCTTCAGATACAACCAATGAATCTAGCTCAACAACCGGTACGGATTTAACTCAAGGGCTTATGACATTGGCTCAAAGCATTGGATCACAAACAACCAGTATGAGTGAACTGGTAGAGCTCATGCGTAGAAGCAATGGTATTCAAGAAAGAATACTGCAACAGGCTAGAAATTAACAATAAATAACTCACTATGGCAGAACCAAAACAAGGCACCGGTTGGAAAAAATTTTTCAAAGTCGCAGATTTATCTGGACAGATGAGCCCAATTGCGGGTGGACGAGATCAAGGATTACCCGGATATCCCAAAAATGACGGACGTCGAAGCAATCAAGCAGATACTGATTTCAGCTTCAGAAACTATGCCAGCAGATTGCCAGAAGTTTATTCGGGGCATCCTAATCGTATTGAACGCTACAATCAGTACGAAAACATGGATGCTGACTCAGAAGTCAATGCATGTTTGGATATCATCTCTGAGTTTTCTACACAACTGAACGAGCACAACGACACACCGTTTGACATAACCTACAACGATGATCCTACAGATCACGAAATTGAAATCATTCGAAAACAGATGCAGCAATGGGTCAAGCTGAACAAGCTGGACCAACGCATATTCAAACTGTTCCGCAACACAATCAAGTATGGTGATCAAATTTTTGTACGTGATCCAGAAACATTTGAAATGTACTGGGTGGACATGAGCAAAGTGGTGCGTGTGATCGTTAACGAAAACGAAGGCAAGCGCCCAGAACAATATATCATTCGTGACATTAACCCCAACTTCCAGAACTTGACAGTGGCAGCTAAGACCACAACTGACTTTATGGTCAACCCAAGTTCAGGTGGTGCAGGTGGCATTGGTGGTAGCATGCAAGGCGGCGGATATACAGCACCTAGTTCGGCCATGAGCGGAGCCAGCAGATTTAATCGTGCTGTGAATGAAACTTGTATTGATGCCAAGCACGTGGTGCATATGAGCTTGAACGAAGGACTAGAC